GAATTGAAATTGATAAACGCACTTTTAATCCGAGTGTTTTCCTTCTTCCAAACAGGGAGAATTTTAAAAGATTGAAAAAAGCTGTTACGCTTTACGAATGGGAATGATATGGCAAACGCTAATATTGCAACAATCAGCTTGAAGGACTTTTCGAAAGAAGTACTTTCAGCTACAGAAGAAGCAATCAAGACAGCACTCGAAGCATGCGGTGTACAGGCGGTCGGATATGCCGTAATGTACGCAACACAGAAGGGTGTTGTTGATACTGGATTGCTGAGGAACTCGATCACTTATGCACTTGGTGGTGAAGCACCAGCTTTACAAGACTACAGTGCAAGCAACACAAGTACCAGAAAGAAATCATCTTCGATCAAAGACAGAGGAAGTCTGAAGTCTGGAAGGTACAATGGCAAAGCACCAGCAGACAAGAAAGGCAATTATTCCGTATACATCGGAACAAACGTCTATTATGCGATCTATCAAGAAATGGGATGGACAAGCACGAAGGGAAAGAAAGTTCCAGCTCGACCGTTTCTACGACCAGCACTCGAAGATCACATCGAGACATACAAGAATCTGATCATTCAGTGTCTTCAGATACTGGGTGGGAAATAAACTGGTAAACAGCACGACTGTAATGCAATGTACCGCATGTCAGCCGTGCTTTTTATACGCCCGAAGGAAAGGGTAAATTTTTATTTTTGGCGAAGAACCGCCATCCAAAGAAAAGGAGAAAAAAAACAAATGGCTAGATTTACAAGAGCGGAAATCCGCAGAATCATCGGCGAATCATGCACCGATGAAATGGAGAACAGCATCATTGCGATGCACATCGGAGTCGTTGACCCGTTAAAGGATGAGCTTCAGACAGCAAAGGCGGATGCCGCTAAAGTCGCTGATCTCGAAAAAGAAATTGAGAGATTGAAGACCTTGAACACCGATGCCGATTCATGGAAAGCAAAGTACGAGAAAGAACATGCGGACTTTGACGAGTACAAAAACAACATCGATTCTGAAAAGCAGACAGAGAATCTCAAGAGCTTGTACAAATCACTTTTGAAGGAAAACAAGGTTGATGACAAGCGTATTGACTCCATTCTCAAAGTCACTGATTTCAGCACTCTGAAGGTTGGCAAAGACGGCAAACTGGAGAATGCGAAAGAGCTTTCCGAATCAATCAAAAATGACTGGGGAGATTTTATTGTCAAAACCGAAACAAAAGGTGCAGACATTGAAACACCGCCAGCAAACAGCGGCAACAAGCTGACGAAGGAACAGATCATGGAGATCAAGGATACAACCGCACGTCAGAAAGCAATTGCCGAAAACATTGAGCTGTTTAACTGATATGGAGGTTTTAACAAATGGCTAAATCAAATCTTACAAAAGAAGCAAATGTAAATACAACCGCAAGAGAGGTGGACTTCGTATCCAGATTCCAGAATAACTGGGAACATCTGCGTGATATCATGGGCGTGACACGTCTCATTCGCAAGACACCTGGGACTGTGCTTAAGAGCAAATATGCATCCGTAGTTTTGCATAACGGTGAGGTTGGTGAAGGTGAGGAAATCCCGTATTCACAGGCTACTGTAAACGAAAAGGATTATGCACCCATTAAAGTTGAAAAATATGCAAAAGCCGTATCCATTGAAGCAATCAACGAACATGGATATGCCGATGCTGTCAATCTGACAGACGACCAGTTCCTGTTTGAACTTCAGACAAACGTCACAGACCGTTTCTACACTTTCTTGAACACTGGTACTCTGATTTCCGCAAAGGCTACTTTCCAAGCCGCTCTTGCTGAGGCACAGGCACGTGTACGCAACAAGTTCAAGACAATGCACAAGGGCGTGACACAGATTGTCGGCTTCTGTAATATTCTCGATGCATATGACTATCTCGGTGCCGCAAACATCACTGTGCAGAATCAGTTTGGCATGAACTACATCGAGAACTTTCTCGGCTACACAAAGCTGTTCCTTTGCTCTGATGCAGAAATTCCGAGAGGAAAGATTCTTGCTACACCAGCAGAGAACATGATTCTGTACTATGTCGCACCATCCGATTCCGACTTTGCCAGTGCTGGTCTTGTATTCACAACACAGGGTGATACACCGCTGATCGGTTTCCACGTACAGGGAAACTATAACACAGCTGTATCCGAGTCCTTTGCAATCATGGGCATGACTCTGATGGCTGAATACCTTGACGGTATTGCGGTAGTTGACATTGGCACAGCTACATTCACAAAGGTTTCCAGTCCGTCTGGCAATCCGTCCGCTCTCAAATATTTCGAGCTTGTCGGACAGGATTACATCCCGACAGCTGACACCACAGTAGTAGCTGACAAAGACTACTATACAAGAAGCGTAGCCACTGGAGCATAATCCGATGTACAAAGTCATTCATGGCTTTGCGGATATGCTAGATAAAGGCTTTGTCTATCGGGTCGGGGATGAATTTCCTCGACTCGGTTTTTCCGTTTCTGAAAACAGGATTGCTGAGCTTTTGTCCTCAACAAACAGACTTGGAACTCCTTTAATCGCACAAACGCATGCAAATGAGGCGAAATCAGAGCCTACAGAAGCGGAAACGGATGAGCCTAAACAAATACCCACAGAGCCGAAGAAACGCCGTAAAACGGCTAAAAAAGGCGAATAAGGAGGCTACATGGAAATACTGTTAGATGAGTTGTGCGGATATTTGAACAACTATTTTGTCGTGAAGCCGAAAGGAGTGCATCACGGAACTTTCGAGATCACACCAGAAGACGGGCTTGTCTGCGACTTCCTTCAAGAAGGACAGTATTTCGCTGTCAGACATTCCGTATTCAACAACGGAGTGTTCAAGTATCCAGCTGAGGGTATGACGCCAGAAGTATTCACTGGCGAGGTCTGGGCAATGGCTGTCCCTCCTGCGGTCATTGCCCTTTTATCTGATATTGAGACGTGGCAAGCAAAGTATGGAAGTATCGATAGTGTCAACTATTCACCGTTCACTTCAGAGTCGTTCAACAACTACTCTTATTCGAAGGGTAGCAAAAGCGGTGAGGGTTCATCTACGAGCGGTACACCGCTGACGTGGAAAGACGTTTTCAAAGACCGATTTATTCGGTGGAAGAAGGTGAGCCTATGACGCTGTACGAACAGATGATGGAAGACGTTGCCATCATAGACAGGCAGACAGTCTCTGACGGAATGGGCGGATACATACCGATCTGGGTTGAAGGTGCTGTCATCAAAGCCGCAATCGGTAAAGATTCAACACTCGATGCAAGAGTGGCAGAACAGGAAGGAATGAAACAGGTGTATACCGTTACAACATACGGCAATGTTTTGTTACAGTTCCATGACGTTCTGAAACGCAAATCAGACGGGAAAATTTTCCGACTGACAGGCGAGTCCAAAGACAATGCATCACCGTCTGTCGCATCATTCAGCATGGCACAGGCACCAGCTGAGGAGTGGATTCTGGATGAATGAAGTTGCTAAAGCACTTTACGATTTCTGGTCTTCTTTTGGACTGAATGCATGTGTTGAAGGATACGTTCCAGATGAATGGCAGATGCCGTACATCACGTACTCGCTTACAAAGCCAGAGTGGAGATCACAGGGACTGCATTATGCACGTGTATGGTACAGAGACACGTCATACAACGCAATATCGGAAAAACTTAAGGAGATCGAAGACCGCATCGGTGATGGATATTCAATTCCTACCGATAGCGGTTTTATTTGCATTTACAAAGATTCGCAATTCATTCAGTTCCAGCCAGATGAGGACGTGACTGTAAAGATTGCTTATCTTTCACTCATTTTAGAAGCAAATTGCTAACGGAGGAATGACATGTTTAAGTACACAAAAGTACCTCAGAATACATTTCAGAGACTTCAGATGAACGCTGGCATCCTGTTATCACAGTTCGATACCAGTGCAGGTTCATTTGAGGATTCAGCTTTACTTGGTGCAACCACAGGCGGACTGAATTTCACTGCAACACCTTCCTATGAGGACTTTGGTGAGGATGTTGACAATTGTCCGAAGAACACAAAAGAGCTGAAGAAGCTCACCGACTGGGAAGTAAAGCTGTCTGGAACATTCGTAACAATGACAGGAGCTGTCGCCAAGAAGCTTACAGCCGCCGCAGATTTTGCAAGCGGAAAAGTAACACCTAGATCAGAGCTTGATCTTACAGACTTTGAAGACCTGTGGATGGTATGCGACTATACCGACAAGAACACAGGAACAGGTGCTGGCTATATTGCAATTCACATTATGAATGCACTGTCAACCAGCGGATTTCAGATTCAGACAACTGATAAAGGCAAAGGTCAGTTTGCTTTTGAGTTCACTGGTCACTATTCAATCGATGCACAGGATACCGTGCCGTTTGAAATTTACGTGAAGGAAGGAACAGCATAATCAATGAGAAGATTGTCAGATTTGAGAGATGAAGAAGCTCTTGACGTGCTGGCTGATATCCTCGATCCTGTTGCCGAGATAATGAGGGACAAGCAGATTGCGGATGCATTCGAGCCAAACAGCAAAGTCACGATGCTTGAAGTCGCAAAGATGATGATCAAAGGACACAAGAGAGCCGTCATGCAAATCATGGCGGTTCTTGAAGGTGTTCCCTTTGAAGAGTATCATTGCAACTTCCTTACACTGCCGATTAATCTGCTGATGCTGATTAACGACAAGGAATTAAAAAGTTTTTTTACTTTACAGGCTCAGATGGATTCCGAGAGCGGTTCTGGGTCTGCTATGGAGAATACAGAAGAAGAGGACGGGTCGGACACTTTATAAAGTATCTGTTAGCTAAATCTCGCTACGAAGCGGAAGAGAAGGCTTACAGAATTTATATGTCTGACTCGCTTTTTTATTATGCACACCAGAAAGCCTTGCATGACAGATTTCACGACATCATCAAGCCGAACCCCAATATTGGCAAAACCCCCGAACAGATTGTTGATGAAATCGTGAAGAAAGCTGGCTTGAAGGTGATCGAAAGCGAGGCTAAAGATGACACTATTTGAACTGGTAGCCAAACTTACACTCAACACAGAGGACTACGAAAAATCGATTGGCGAGTCGAAAGATATCACTTCCAAACTCGGTGACGGTCTGAAGACATTCGGCAAACTTGCCGCTGGTGCATTTGCCGCCGCTGAGACAGCCGTAGCCGCATTTGCAAAGTCATCTGTAGACACTGGAATGAAGTTCGATTCATCCATGTCACAGCTTGCCGCTACTATGGGAACGACTGTTGACCAGATTGGAGAGCTTCGTGACTTCGCACAGGAGATGGGTCGTACTACAGCATTCTCGGCATCCGAAGCCGCTGATGCATTGAACATCCTTGCAATGGCTGGCTATAATGCAGAACAGCAGATGGAGACACTTCCAGCCGTATTGAACCTTGCCGCCGCTGGTGGCTTGGGAATTGCACAAGCCGCTGACTATGCGACAGGTATTCTTGCTGGTTTCGGTCTTGAAATGTCAGACGCAGAAAGAGTATCAGACATGCTCGCAAAAACCGCATCCAGTGCAAAAGGTGACGTAGCATCATTCGGTGAAGGTCTTTCAACCGTTGCTGGTATGGCACGTACAACTGGACAGGATATTGGCGACATGAGTACCGCACTCGGTATTCTTGGAAATAACAACTTTTCAGCATCCGAAGCTGGTAACGCACTTTCAAGGACATTGAGAAACCTGTACCAGCCGTCTTCGACAGCGGTCAAGGCAATCGAGGCACTTGGCTTAGAGGCATATGATGCCGAAGGAAAAGCCAGACCGTTACAGGAGGTACTCGGTGACC